GCGGCCGCAGGCGGTTTCTTGGATGGCAACTCACCCGTCTTCCGCCACGCCTCGTACTCCCGGAAATCCTCAGGACTTACGGTATCTTCAGAGGGTGACGGTTCGGGCTTCTGGCCTTCTACGTCTTCGGACATAAACTTTTGCGGTTAGACAGCGGGTGCGGCGGGTTCTTCCTGCGCTGGCCCTTGCGCCTGCGCTTCCGGCGGCTCAAACGCCTGCCGCACGGCCATCTGCTCCGCAGCCTGCTCGGCGGCCGCCCCTGTGGCCATGTTGGCGATCTGCATCTTTATGTAGTCGAGTTCCGACTTCATCAACGCCATCGACTCAGTGCTCGATAGCGTCTCATGGAGTTCCGCAGCCTTCAGATCCAGCTCGCGGTTCTTCACGCTGGCAGACAACGCCGCTTCCCTGTCAGCCTGCTCAATCTTGGCGAGTTCGATAGCCTCGCGGCTGTCCGTCTCAGCCTTCTTGATTGCAATCTCCCGCCCCTGTTGCTCAACCAACTGCTTCAGTTGCGCGTTCTCGCCCGCCATCTGCTGAATCTGCGCCTGCATCTCGGGCGGAATCTGCGGCTGCCCCTCGGGCTGCTCCTGCAACTGCGGCGGCAGCATCTTCTGCAGCCGCTCCGCAATCTTCTCCGCCCCTGGCATGTCGCTGTACTGGAAGATCAGATCACCCGCCACCTGCAATAGCTGCGGGTACGCCTGCGCGAATTGCGTAAGCGTGTCAAACGCCTCTTGACGTTGCGTAGTGTAGCTCGGCCCCACCGTGATCGTGACATCGTATTTCCCCGCGCTCAGATCGTAGTTGCGCTCTACGCCTTTATCGTCCATGTAGCGCTGATTCACCATCACAATCTGCTGCTTGCGGTCCTCTCCCAGCACCCGCACCTGACGCGGCACATCGTAAATCTTCGGAATCATGTCACATAAGATTTCTCCGCAGTGCCTGATGGACCTGTTCAAATTATCCACAAAGTGGAAGTTAGCGACACCTGATTGGTTCTGCCGGCGCTGGATGGCGATGCCGCTCGTCTCGTTGCTGCGCGCGCCCAGGCTCGCATCGTAGACGTTGGTGGTGCTCTTGATGTCGTCCGCGGCCTGCGCCGCGCCGATGGTCAACGCCTGAATGGGCGGCTCCGCAACGTTGCGCTGCGGCGGCGGCGCGGGACTGCCGGCAATGTCGATGGGCTCGTACTCCAAATACGCCCACGGCATGCTATTGGCCGATGCCCAGCGCGAATCGCGAAACGCGCCCTTAACGCCGATCCACGGGGCCTTGGTGCCCAGCATGACCGTCTCAGCCTCGCTGCTGCGATAGAAATTGTACAACTTCTGCGGATCGCGGGCGAAGCGGATCAGACTGAACAGATACCGCTTCTCCCCGATCCACAGTTCCTCCCCAGGAACGAATAAAAACGGTATCCACTGCCCTTCCCACTCAATCGAATCAAGCACCTCGACGCCGTTGATGGTCGCGCAACGCACTCTGCGCTCGTCCATCTCACGCTCCAACGGCTGCCCGTCCTTGTCGAGGGCGAACCGCAGCCCTTCCGGCAGCGTCTGCGGGAGTTCATCCTCGTATTCCGCGGTGATGCGCCCATCAGGCCACTGCACGCCCACCAGCGTGCGCTGCTCGGTGTCCACCCGCCAGTAATGCGCGATCCTGACGCCTTCGTGGCTCACCCAGCCTTCGGTGGGGTTCAGAATCCCCTCGTAGAAGTTGAGTTGCGTGACCTCGGTCTGCCCGTAGCGCGCCTTGTACTCCTCCTTCGACAGCAACTCCGTCTCGAAGCACCAGTTCATGTCGCTGCGATCAGCGCGCTTGGCGAATGGGTCCACGTACACGCTAAACTGGTTCGGGATGCGCTCGATGAACAGGTCCTGATCGAAGGTTTTCCCTTCGCAGTGCCTCTTGACCACCTTGAACACGCCGAACCCGCCGCGGGCGGCCTGCTCGAGAGCAGTCTCGTACACCTCGTCCGCTTTACTGACGTACTCAATATGTCTGATCAGCCCTTCGTACACTTCCGCGGTGTCGGTGTCGCCTGACATGTCCACGGGGTGGACCTCGATGCCGGGCTGGTTCATCCGAGCCTCGTTGCTGATCATGTTCAGCGGCCCAGTCAACTTGTTGAACACCAGACAGGGGCGCTTGCCAGTACCGGATGCGTTGCGGCGGTCCTGGTCGTCCTTCGACCACTGCTGGCCGGCGGCAAACTCCAGGTCGATCTTGGCCTCTTTGCGGTTCTCCAGCTCGGCCTCTTCCGCCAGCTTGAACCTGGCGCGAGCCTCTTCGAGTACCGCCTTTTCAGACTTCCTGCGGGCCATGTCACATCACCATCTTGTTGAACAACGGCTGATCATTCTGTATCCTGTTCCGCGCCATTGCGGCGTAACTTGCGTTCAATTCGATGCCGATGAAGGCGCGATCCAGCCCGCACGCCACGACACCTGTCGTGCCGCTGCCGCAGAACGGATCGAGCACCACGCCGCCAATTGGACATCCGGCTAGCACGCACGGGCGGATCAGTTCCTCAGGAAACGTGGCGAAATGGCTTTCCGGGTATGCTTGGGTTGCCTGCGTCCATACGGTGCGGCGGTTGCGCGTCAATCGTCCACCCGGCTGCACATGCAGATTGAATCGCGTTCGCGCCTTTTCTGGATCGACTACGGCGAACGTGTCCAGACTAGGCCTGATCTTGCCGACCGTGCGGTATTCTTCGTCCGTCGTTGCCTCCGCAACCGCATCCGCGTCGTAAAAATACCGCTCGCTCTTCGCCAGCAGGAAGATATACTCGTGCGCCTTCGTCGGACGATCCGTCACGCTCTCGGGCATCGGGTTGGGCTTCGCCCAGATGATGTCCGAGCGCAAGTACCAGCCGTCCGCCTGCAACGCGAACGCCACGCGCCACGGGATGCCGCAGAGATCTTTGGGCTTTAGATCATCGGGACGACGATATCCGTTCATCATTGGCGTATGTTTATGCTCGCCACCCGTCATCTTTGATGACTGCGCGCCGCCACTTGCCGGATTACTCGCATACGAATCGCCCAAATTCACCCACGCCGTCCCGTCCGCGCGCAGCACGCGCCGCACTTCGCGGAACACCGCGACCAGCCGCGCAACGTATTCGGCGGGTGTGCGCTCAAGGCCGATCTGCGCATCGATGCGTTTCGCGCCGCACTTGCCGCAGACACGCGAAAACTGTTGCCGGATCTGATTCGGAATCGGCGAATCGTGAAACGTTCCATTTGATGCCGCCCGATCGCGGCCTTTATCCCCGCCATTCGGCGGCATCAGATGATCGCACGCCGCATCGCCGCCAGCCCATTGCGCCGTGCCGTAGTCCCTCAAACCGAAATATGGCGGACTTGTAATGCAGCAATGGACCGATTCCGCCGGCAGCGTCCGCAGCACGGTCAGCGCATCGCCCTCCATCACGCGGAACTCGCGCGCCGCTATCATCCATTTGTCAATCCGCGTGCCCGCATATACTCGCTCAAAATCGGCGAGTATAGAGGCGGGCAAGTTTGCGCGGTTGTCGAAGATTGAGCCACTTTGATGGTTTGGCGAAAGCCACACCACTTGCACCAAAGTTGAATGTCGCCTTCTGGATAAATCGGCGGAGCATAGTGCCAATGGAATCGATGGGCGATTCGCATTACGATTCGATACAACGTCACGTCATCAGCCCTTCATCATCGATCCCAAGTTGTTCTTGACCTTCGCTGGCGGCTTGGGCTTGGCGATCTTCGCGCCCGCCTTCCGGGCCGTGTTCAACGCGATAGCCACAGCCTGGGGCTGCTTCATACTGGGATGCGCGGTTTTCTCGCGGCGTATGTTCTCTGAGATTGCAGCCTTACTTTTGCCTTGTATCAACGGCATACTTCACCCCTTCGGCAGAAGTTGCTCCAATGTATAGACCTTGCGCTCCAGGCCGGTCACGCGCTCTTCTAGCGAGCGCTCCAGTTCCAGCCACGCCTGGAGGTCCTTCTCCACATTGGCTATGCGCACCTCAAGGGGCGCTTCATCGGGCTTCATCCCATCCAACTCCCCGCCATGCTGTTTCGGAAACGGTCAGCGTGGTCTGTAGCCTCGGGCGGCGCAACATGATGCGCGAAGGTGAGCGCGAGGCTGTCGGCCTCGTCCGGGCTGGCCACGCCGCGCTTCAGCATGTCCTGCTTGCTTTCGAGCACCAGCTTGTCGCTGCGGTTTCTGTCGCAACCCGGCCCCGTCAGGTCCATCTCCAGCACCGTGCTGGTGTTGATGGCCCCGTGCTCCAGCCAGGTCTTCATCTTCGACCACATATATGCCCGCATGTTGGCGCAATGCCGGTCCGGTGATGGCGCGCCAAAGGACACCTCAATCACGTTGGTAAAGCCCATGGACTTGAGCCGTTCCACGTAGGGAGCGCCGAAGGCGGCGTCCACAAAGAGCATCGATACGCGGTGCTCGGGCCGCGTGTCGCTCATGATCTCGGCGAGCTTCGCCACCATGGCGCTGCGATCGCTACCTTTTGTATGCTCACCCGGTATGCGGATGGCCGGGATACTACGCGCGTCGTAGCCACGCCTGAAACTGATGACGTTCCACGCTGCGCCGCCACCCGAGACGTCAAAGCCCGCGATGAGAGGATCGTCCGGTAGCGACTGCGGCAGCCGGCGCTGCGCTTCCCAGACCAGATCGTTCGGTATGAATTGAAGATCCCCGGCCCGCGGGGCGATACCGCGCACGCGGACGCGCACGAAGTCCGAGTCCTCGCCCCAGTCCGCGATCCACTCCTCAATCAGGGTCTTGTTCGTGAACCGGCAGTCCCGCGAGTCAATGGTGCGCTGCTTCCAGCGGTCCCGCTCGGAGCCAAACACCACGCGGTGGAACTTCCCAGTATTCCTAGTAGGGTTGCCGAAGCAGAAGATCATCGGCTCACCGTCTGTGAGCCCGCCCTCGGCGGCCGCCCAGATCTCATCCGGAATCGCCGACGCCTCGTCGAACAGGTACCAGGACGTGGATCTGGCGGCGTGCTGGCCGTGGAAGGCTTCGGAGTTCTCGGCGCGGCAGGTCTGCGCGGTCACGAACCACGAATCG